ATTTATTATGGCAGGTTTCGAGATGCCGTAATTAGAGGCGAAATACCAGTATGCGAGGAAATTTCTATGGAGATGAATCGTATAGATGCTCTTATAGCAAATCCTGGTGTATGGTATGACGATAAAGCGGTAAATGGCTTTATAAAATATTGTGAGAGTGAACTTACATTAACTAATGGCGATGATTTATTTCTTCTCGATTCATTTAAGCTGTGGGCTGAGGAAATTTTTGGTTGGTATTATTATATAGAACGAAGTATTTACGTGCCAGACAAAGATAATCATGGCGGACATTACGAGAAGAAAATCATAAGAAAAAGGCTCATAAATAAGCAGTATTTAATCGTTGCCAGAGGCGCAGCTAAATCAATGTATGCATCATGCATACAAAATTATTTCTTGAATGTAGATACATCTACATCTCATCAGATAACAACAGCCCCAACAATGGCTCAGGCAGAAGAGGTTATGTCACCTTTTAGAACAGCCATAACAAGAGCCAGAGGTCCATTATATCAATTCTTAACAGAAGGTTCATTGCAGAACACGACAGGCTCAAAGGCTAATCGTGTAAAGTTGGCAAGTACCAAGAAAGGAATACAGAATTTCCTCACAGGTTCATTATTAGAAGTAAGACCTATGTCAATAGATAAATTGCAGGGATTACGAGTTAAAGTAGCTACCGTCGATGAATGGCTTTCTGGCGATGTTAGAGAAGATGTTGTTGAGACACTTGAACAGGGAGCCGCAAAGGAACAGGGTGGTGGACAGAATGACGATTATTTAATAGTCGCCATTAGTTCTGAAGGTACGGTTCGTAATGGTTCTGGTGATTCAATCAAAATGGAGTTAATGAAAATCCTTAAGGGAGAACATAATGCTCCTCATACATCTATTTTCTGGTACAAGCTCGACAGCATTGATGAAGTAGGTGACCCGTCTAAGTGGCTCAAAGCTAATCCTAATCTGGATAAGACTGTTACATATGAGACATATCAAGAAGCGGTCGAAACAGCTGAAAAAAATCCTGCTAAGAGAAACGATATACTTGCAAAGCGATTCGGACTTCCGATGGAAGGTTATACGTATTACTTTACATATGAAGAAACTCTTCCGCATAGAAAGAAAGAATTTTGGCAGATGCCTTGTGCGTTGGGAGCAGACCTTTCTCAAGGCGACGATTTCTGTGCTTTTACATTTCTATTTCCGCTATCCAGCGGTTCATTCGGAGTTAAAACCCGTAACTATATAACAGAATTAACATTAAAAAAACTACCTTTGGCTCTTAGGAATAAATATGAAGAGTTTATTAATGAAGGTAGTCTTATTGTTATGCCTGGAAATATCTTAGACATGATGCAGGTTTATGATGATTTGGATGAGTTCATAATTCGAACCGCTTATGACGTAAGATGCTTCGGTTATGACCCATATAATGCTAAAGAGTTTGTGGAACGATGGGAACGAGAAAATGGAGCATACGGAATAGAAAAAGTTATACAGGGAGCTAAGACTGAATCTGTACCATTAGGGGAGTTAAAGAAATTAGCTGAAGAAAGAATGTTGCTGTTCGACGAGGGGTTGATGACATTCACAATGGGAAATTGTATCACCATCGAAGATACCAATGGTAACCGTAAATTATATAAAAACAGATACGATGCCAAGATTGACGCTGTGGCTGCAATGATGGATGCATTTGTAGCATATAAGCACAATCGTGAGGCTTTTGAGTAGGAGACAAATTAAATGGAGTTATCTATTACTGATAGAATGAAGCACGCATTTAATGCGTTTATGAATCGAGACCCTACAGCTTATTATAATAGGAATCTTGGTTCTAGTTATTCCATACGACCCGACCGACCGAGATTAAGTCGTGGAAATGAGCGTTCAATTATTACTGCAATATTCAATCGAATAGCGATGGATGTGGCGGCAATAGATATAATGCATTGCAGATTGGATGAGAACAATCGATTCATAGAAAAAATCGATTCTGGACTCAACAATTGTTTGAATCTGGAAGCAAATGTAGACCAGAGTGGGCGAGCATTTATACAGGATGCAGTTATGTCTATGTTGGATGAGGGTGTGGTTGCACTTGTTCCAGTTGACACAGATTTGAATCCAGCAAGCACTGATTCATATGACATACTTACAATGAGAACTGGAAAGATTCTTGAATGGTATCCAGCACATGTCAAAGTAAGGCTTTACAATGACCGTACTGGAGAGAAAGAAGACCTTATGCTGGCTAAGCGAGACGTGGCAATTATTGAAAATCCATTATTTGCCATAGTCAATGAGCCTAATTCAACGATGCAGCGACTTATGAGAAAATTAAGTTTACTAGATGTGACAGATGAACAAACGGCATCAGGAAAGCTGGATTTAATCATTCAGTTGCCGTATGTAGTCAAGTCAGAAGCTAGGCGTGAACAGGCTAATCAGCGTCGAAAAGATATAGAACAACAGTTGGCAGAAGGTAAATATGGAATTGCATATACCGATGGTACCGAGAAAATCACTCAGCTTAACCGTTCAGTAGAAAACAATCTCATGAAACAAGTCGAATACCTGACTAATATGGTATACAGTCAAATAGGCATTACCCAGTCAGTTTTAGACGGAACTGCTGATGAAAAAACAATGCTTAACTATAACAACCGAACAGTCGAACCGATTGTATCGGCTATCGTTGATGAGCTGAAGCGTAAGTTCCTTACAAAAACAGCTCGTACTCAGCTGCAATCAATATCGTTCTTTAGAGACCCATTTAAACTGGTTCCAGTAAACGATATTGCTGAAATCGCAGATAAATTCACTAGAAATGAAATTATGACTTCAAATGAAATTCGCCAGATTGTTGGAATGAAGCCTTCTAATGACCCTAAGGCGGACCAGCTTATTAATAGTAACATTAGTCAGGCTAAAGAAGATAATGTTCCTAGTGAGGGAAATGAAGAATATGGAGAAGGAGGAAAAAGTCAAAATGAGTAACTACGATTTTAGTGGCTATGCTACTAGAAATGACTTGCTGTGTCAGGATGGTCGAACAATACGACAGAATGCATTCGTTGATAACGATGGCTGTGAGGTTCCGCTTGTGTGGAACCATGAACACAATGACCCTAATGCTGTATTAGGACATGCGGTATTGGAAAATCGTAAAGATGGTGTTTATGCATACGGTATATTCAATGATACTGAACAGGGTCAGATGGCGAAGAAACTGGTTCAGAAAGGCGATGTTAAATCATTGTCGATATGGGCAAATCAGTTAAAGCAGATAGGTAATGATGTAATCCACGGAAACATCAGGGAACTCAGTCTTGTATTGGCCGGAGCGAACCCAGGTGCGTACGTGGATTTTGTTATGGCTCACAGTGTTGAGGAAGAGGATACATTATACGCTTCGTATGATGAGAATATCATGCTTTATCACTCGGCTGATGAGTCAGAGAAAAAGGAGGACAAGCAGGAAATGGCAGACAACGCAAAGTCACAGGAAGACAACAGTGATGATAAGACTGTTAAAGATGTAATCAAGACAATGAATGAAGAACAGAAGAATGTTCTTTATACACTTATTGGAATGGCTCGAGAAGATGGAGCTGATGATGAAGATGAAAAAGGAGGAAATGGAAACATGAAACATAATGTTTTCGACAATGAAGGTGATACAAGACAGTCTAATGTTCTTAGTCACTCAGATGAGCAGCAGATTATTTCACTTGCTAAGCAGACAGGTGTTGGAAGTCTTAAAGCTGCTATGGAAATCTTTGCAGAAGAGAGCGGTACATTAGCTCATGGTGTGTTTGGAGATGAAACAGAGAAGTTATTCCCAGAATATGAGCTTCTTAAGAAGGGTGAGCCAGAAACACTCGAGAGAGATCAGAGCTGGATTGGACATGTAATTTCTGGTATTCATAAGAGTCCAATTAGTAGAATCAGAACAAGACAGGCTGATGCTCGTATTGCTGAACTCAGAGCCAAGGGATATCAGAAGAAGGGTTCTTATAAGCAGGAAATGGCTGACATCAAGCTTATTGGAAGAACAACCGATCCACAGACAATATTTATCAAAGCAGATATGCACAGAGATGATATTACTGATATCGTAGATTTTGATGTTGTAGGATATCAGTGGAGACTCATGAGACATATTCTTGATGAGGAACTTGCTCTTGCTGCTTTAATTGGTGATAGTAGAGATGAGGCTGACCCAGATAAAATTCACGAAGAGCATATTCGTTCTATTTGGAATGATAATGATCTTTATTGTATTCATCAGTCAATCGACTATGAAGAAATGAAGACAAAGCTCAATGGTACTAATACTGGAGCTAACTTCGGAGAAGAATACATTAAGGCTGAAGCAACAATTGCCGCAGCACTTTATGCAAGAGAAAAGTATAAGGGTTCGGGTAGCCTTGATTACTACTGCACGCCACATGCACTTAATGTTATGTTACTCGCTAGAGATCTTAACGGTAGAAGAATCTACTCTTCAAAGGCTGACCTTGCAGCAGCACTTAATGTAGAAAATATCTACACCGTAGAGCAGTTTGAGGGAAAGACAAGAGAGGTAACTTCAGGCGGAACTAAGAAGCTTGTAGGTCTCTTTGTTAATCTTGGAGACTATCAGTTCGGTTCCACAAAGGGTGGTGAAATCACAAAGTTTGACGACTTTGATATGGATTTCAATAGATACAAGTATATGCTTGAAACAAGACTTTCAGGTTCATTAACAAAGCTGTATTCAGCTATTGCGCTTGAAGAAGATGCCTAATAAGTCTAAAAAAGTAAATAAGTAGGAGGAAGAATGATGGATAGAGTATTTCACCATGATGACAGCATGTATGTTGCTGCAAATAAGGTCTATACAAAGGCTGACGGAGTTGCTTATTCAGATGCAGAGTGCAAGGTATCGATTGATGCTGAAACTCTTGAAAAGCTGTTCTTAGAAGGAATGGTTGTAGTAGTTGATGGCGCTTCTTATAAGCCAATCAGCTGCAAAGTTGCATCAAAGGTAGCAACAGTTACATACGTAACAGCTGACAGTTCTGCGGCTACAACAGCTAAGCTCGCAACAGTTAAGTCTAAGTAGTCGGAGGATAAAAAGATGGGTAAATGGACTGGAAAGGTCGGATTTGCAGTTAACGGTGAAGTTGAGCCTGGATTATGGGTAGATGAAGTAGTTGAGAAAGTGTATAAAGGCGAACTGCTTAGTGATAGATGGAGACGACAGAATTCCATTGGAGTTAATGACAACATCAACTTATTGAATTCCATAAGCATAATTGCAAATCCATATGCTTTTGAACATTGCTCATCGATTGCTTACGTTGAAATCAAGGGGGAGAAATGGAAAGTGACTGATATAGATGCTTCCACTCCTCCTAGATTAATACTGACTGTAGGGGGTGTATACAATGGCGAGCAGGCTTGAATTGCAGACAAAACTTGAAGAGTTATTGGGAACTAGGCATGTGTATTATCAATCCCCCGCCTCAGTCAAAATGGAGTATCCAGCTATAGTGTATTCACTGAACAACAGAGATATAAGAAAAGCGGATAACTCAGTATATACAGCAAACACAAGATATACAGTCACGGTAATTGATAAACGACCAGATAATTCAGTAATCGATAAGTTACTGGGATTACAGTATTGCTCATATATCTGACAACCTTTACCATGATGTATTAACACTATATTTTTAATGGAGGAACATAAATGGCTAAGTTAAAATGGGACGTTTCTGGGGAACGTTTATATGAAACAGGTATTAGCAATGGTGTATTATACGTTCAGGACGAGAACGGAAAATATCCAAAGGGCGTTGCTTGGAATGGTTTAACAGCAGTTACAGAGAGTTCATCTGGAGCTGAATCAACAGCATTATATGCTGACAACATCAAGTATATTAACCTTTTATCAACAGAGGAATTTGGTGCAACAATTGAAGCTTATCAGTCACCAGTTGAATTTGATGAGTGTGATGGTTCAAAGGCTGTCGTTGATGGTGTTGCATTTGGTCAGCAGGATAGAAAGCAGTTTGGTCTTGCTTATAAGACAATTCTTGGTAACGATATTGATAAGAATAATCACGGCTATAAGTTACATATTGTATATGGAGCTTTAGCTGCACCATCAGAGAAAGCTTACAATACCGTTAATGATAGCCCAGAGGCTATTACATTATCATGGGAGATTTCAACAACTCCTGTTGAGGTTGATGGCTTTAAGCCAACAGCAACAGTTATTATTGACAGCACAAAGGTTGACGCTCAGAAGCTTAAGAAGCTTGAAGACATTCTCTTCGGTGCAGATGCTGGAGATGGTCCAAGACTTCCGCTTCCTGATGAAATAGTAACTCTCATGAAAGCAGCAGAATAATAAGAATATTATGATCATTTTTGACTCCGCTTGAAATATAGCGGGGTCTTTTTATTTAGGAAGGAGAATTTACGATATGTTAAAGATTACAAAAACATATGAAGATTGGAATGATACAGAAAGAACCGAGGACTTTTATTTTAATCTTACTGAGGCCGAGATTACAGAGCTTCAGATTGGTACAGTTGGCGGATTCGCAGAAACAATTGAGAAGATAGTTAATGCAAAGGACCAGTCTGAACTTATTAAGATTTTCAAGGAACTTGTTCTTATGGCATACGGTAAGAAATCAGCAGATGGCAAGAGATTTATGAAAGATGATGATACCAAGAAGGAATTTGTGGAGAATCCAGCTTATTCTATTATCTTCATGGAACTGGTATCAGATGCAGAAAAGGCTGCTGAATTCATTAACGGCATTATGCCAAAGAGTATCGATAAAGCCGAACTTCAGAAGAAAACTAAGGAGTTAATGGCTAAGTATAACTAAGAAAAATCAGGGAGGTAAGAGATATGCTTCAGATAGTTGTTCCACCACCTTTATTAGAAGAATGGGATGAGTTGAGGGAAGAATTTGTATATCACGAATCTGGTAAGCCGTATGTGCTACAACTTGAACATTCTCTTATCTCACTTTCAAAATGGGAAGAAAGGCATTGTAAGCCATTCATATCATCAGAGAAAAACGAAGAAGAGAATCTGGATTACATCCGATGTATGACACTTACACCGCATGTTCCTGATGAAATATATGACCGCTTAACAAAAGAAAATATAAAAGAAATTTTAGACTACATTGAAGCTCCGATGACTGCCACTACTTTTTCAGATAGAGGATCTAAAACCCCTAGCCGAGAAAAAGTGACCGCGGAGCTTATTTATTATTGGATGATTAAATGTCAGATACCTATTGAGTTTCAGAAATGGCATCTCAATAAGTTAATAACATTAATACGGGTTTGTGAAGTAAAAGATTCACCGCCTAAGAAACATAGTCAAAGAGAGTTGCTTAATCATCATGCTGCTGTAAATGCGGCAAGACGAAAAGCACACACGAAAGGATGATTATTATGGAATTTTATGGAATTGATGTATCACATTATCAGGGAAATATAGATTGGAACGCAGTAGCTAAGACTGGCATTAATTTTGCATTTGTTAAGGCTGGCGGTTCTGAAGATGGAATTTATACAGAATCAATGTTTGAAAAGAATTATGCAGGAGCAAAAGCTGCCGGATTAAATGTAGGAGCCTATTATTTTCCAGGACCGAATTTTACATCAGAAGAAGCAGGAATCGCTGATGCTAGACGTTTCTTGGATATTATTGCTGGTAAGAAATTTGAAATGCCGGTTGCTATCGATTTGGAAGGTACTGAACCAGAAGATAAAGATGGTGCTACCGTAGCTACCATAGCATTTTGCAAGGTTATGGAAGCTGCTGGTTATTATGCAATGATTTATGGCGGCGACATATTCAGCTTCAAAGACCGCTTAAATCTTGATAGATTAGACGAGTTCGATAAGTGGGTTGCTAGATATGGCTCAGAACCACAGTATGTAAAGGAATATGGCATTTGGCAGTATTCATCAACTGATTATATTGATGGTATTACAGAAAATGCCGTCGACAAGGATGTAGCATATAAGAACTATCCAGAGATTATCAAGAATGCAGGACTTAATGGTTTTTCATCAGATGCTGTAGATGAACCAGAAAATGAGACTCCAGATGAACCTGATATTGAAGAGCCAGAAGAATCGTCAGATGAACCAGTCACTTATGTAATACAGTCTGGTGACACATTATCTGAAATTGCTGCAAGATACAATACAACGGTAGATGAACTGGTTGAATTAAATGGAATTGATAACCCGGATTTAATTTATCCTGGAAATGAAATCACTGTTAAGGCAGGTTCTTCTAGGGATGATGACTGTGATGTAGTATATCAGGTTAGACCTGGTGACACATTATCTGAAATTGCTGCAAGATACAATACAACAGTTGGGAGATTAGTAGAGGTTAATGGAATTGATAACCCAGATTTAATTTACCCTGACACTATATTAAAAATTAAATAATAAAGGTATAACTATGATTAGCTTCAGACAAAAGGGCGACTTTTCGAAGTTGAATAAATACTTTGAAAGGGTTAGAGAGGCTGCTCGAATCGGCGTATTAGACAAGTATGGTCGAGAGGGAGTGGCAGCCCTTGCGTCTGCTACACCTATAGACACAGGAGTAACCGCCAATTCGTGGTATTACGAGATAAATCGTCAAAATGGAAGTGTTTCAATCGAGTTTAAAAATTCGAATATAAACAATGGCGTTCCTATAGCAATAATTTTGCAATATGGACATGCCACTGGAAACGGAGGCTGGGTTCAGGGTCGAGATTATATTAATCCTGCTATCCAGCCTATTTTTGACACAATCGCAGATAACGCTTGGAGGGAGGTTACTAAAGCATGAGTAGCAAAGAAGTTGACGAGCGTGTCGTCGAAATGCGGTTTGATAATGCTCAGTTTGAGAAAAATGTTCAGACGAGTATGTCAACATTAGATAAGTTAAAAGCCAAACTTAATTTTAATGGTGTTTCTAAAGGACTTGAAGACGTTGGAAATGCTACTAAAAAACTTGAGTTTTCAGGTGTGGCTTCTGGTATAGAAGCAGTACAGGCGAAGTTCTCAGCAATGGAAGTAATAGGTGTTACTGCATTGGCTAATATAACTAATTCTGCGGTTAATGCTGGAAAGAGAATTGCATCAGCTATAACCATTGACCCAGTTCGAGATGGTTTTAACGAGTATGAAACTCAGATGAACGCAGTTCAGACGATTCTGGCGAATACTCAGAAAGAGGGAACAAATGTAAAACAGGTTAATGCCGCACTTGACCAGTTAAATACTTACGCTGATAAGACCATATATAATTTTACGGAGATGACACGTAATATCGGTACTTTCACAGCAGCAGGTGTTAAGTTGGATGCTTCCGTGTCGGCCATTCAGGGTATAGCCAATCTAGCCGCAGTGTCAGGTTCAACATCTCAACAGGCGTCTACTGCTATGTATCAGCTTTCACAGGCTTTGGCATCTGGTACAGTTAAACTTATGGACTGGAATTCAGTTGTTAATGCCGGCATGGGCGGTCAGGTATTTCAGGACGCATTAATAAGAACATCTGAAAAACTGGGAACAGGTGCACAAGCATATATTGATGCTGCTGGTTCATTTAGAGAATCACTGTCAAAGGGTTGGTTGACGACTGATGTTCTGACCGAGACTTTAGATATGTTTTCTACAGCCGCTGATACTGAAGAAGAATATGCAGCTGCTATTCAGAAGTTTGTTGATGAAGGATATTCAGAAGAACAGGCTATAGATATGGCCAATATGGCTAAAACTGCTGGTGAAGCAGCAACAAAGGTTAAGACATTCACGCAGCTTATAGACACACTCAAGGAGGCACTTGGTTCTGGCTGGACAACGACATGGCGATTAATAATTGGCGACTTTGAAGAGGCTAAGGAACTCTGGACAAATGTTTCAGATGTTCTTAGCAAGTTAATCAACAACGCTTCAGAGGCAAGAAATAAATTAGTAGAGGGAGTTATGTCTTTTAATCCTTTTACTAATATGCTTAATAAACTAGAGAATTCTGACGTTGGAAAAACTGTTAAACAGATAAATAATTTAGCAAATAGTCTCGAATATTATCAGAAAGTAGTAACTGATGTATGGAGAGGCGATTATAAGAATTCCGATACAGGACGATATGAATTGCTTGATGAAACCGGATATAATCATCAAGTTATACAGGATTTAGTTAATAAAGGTTATGAATACGAACTTATAGTAGAAGATGTGCAGGAATCAGAAGCTAAGTTTGCAGATTCATTAGGGGACTCTACTGAAGAAATTCAAAATGAATCTAAGCAATTGGCGAAGCTTTCAGATGAACAGTTAAGAAATGCTGGTTTGACCGATGACGAGATTTCTATGTATAGAGATTTGGAAAAACAGTCTGAGAAAACTGGCAAATCTATAGAAGAACTCATTAACGATATGAGCGCAAAGGATGGTAGAACTTTATTATGGGATGGACTTGGTAATATTGGAGAAACTCTCATAATTACATTTACAGCTATAAAGGACGCATTCTCTGAGATATTCCCAGCGCCATCCGTTGCTAAGATTTATGGCGTTATCGATGGATTTAATGCACTCACTGAAAAGATTCAGTAGCACACATGCATACGATGTAGAGCAGACTTTCAAAGGATTGTTTGCTGTAATTGATATTGTGCGAATGGTTTTAAGTTCTGGTCTTACAGTTGCATTTAAAGCATTGAAAGGAATCCTTAGTGCATTTGATATAGACATCATTGAATTTACAGGTTATATAGGTGAAGCGCTTGTTAATCTTCGTAATTGGTTGAAAAATAATGATTACATCGAAAAATCTTTCAAGAAAGTAGGAGAAGGATTAAAAGTTGTAATCGACGGAATAAAGAAACTTTTAGATTATCTTGGTGAGTCACCTAAGATTCAAAAGTTTATAGATACAATTAAGAATATTGACCTTTCAGAAGCTGGCGAATTTATTATAGCTGGATTGAAGAAAGGGTTGTCTATAGGTTTATCTATTATTCCAGATACAATGAAAGAGATAGCTGATAAATTGTTATCTAAATTCAGAGAAGTTCTTGGCATTCATTCACCTTCAAAAGAAACTGAAGCTGATGGTGAATATTTGGTAGAGGGTCTGATCAATGGTATCAAAAACTCATCATCGAAAGTTTGGGATACTATAAAGACATTTGGCTCAGATATATTGGGTAAATTCAAAGAAATAAAACTCGGAGACAGTATCAGTAAGATCGTTTCTGCTGGTGCTGGTGTTGGTATGCTGTTAGTCGCTAATAAATTAGCTGAGGCAGCTGATAGACTTACATCACCTTTAGCTGTAATGGAGTCAATTTCTGATGCAATAGAGGGCGTTGGTAAGGCTATGAAGAAAAACCTTAAAGCCTCTGCGTTGGAAAAGAAAACAAAAGCGATACAGAATGTTGCGTTGGCAGCATTAATGCTAGCTGGAGCAGTACTCATCTTTTCTAAAGTAGATCCAGATAGATTGTGGCAATCTGTTGGGGCTATGATTGTATTATCAGTAGCGTTAGCCGGAATAGCAATTGCTATGGATAAGTTTTCTAAATCTGCTGTTGAGTTTGATGGAGAAAGCAAGAGTTTCAAACTTGACGGATTGAAGACGGCAATGCTTAATCTCGGAATAGCATTATTATTAATGGCAGCAACAGTCAAAATACTTGGTTCCATGGACACTGATAAATATACACAAGGTATGCTTGGAATAACTGCACTTGTCGGTGCAATGATTCTTGTTATGGCTGCTATGGGGACTGTAGTAAAATCTGACCAGGGTAAAGCATTAAAACAGGCTAACAAAATATTTAAGCAGATGGCAATTACAATGTTATTAATGGTTGCTTCAGTGTCAGTATTAGGTTCAATGAATACTGATAAATATTTTCAAGGTATGTGTGGAATAGTTGCTATAGCTGGAATTTATATACTTTTAATAGTTGCACTTATGAAAGTGACAAAAATAGGCAAAGAACAGCAGATAGCTAAACTGAGTGGATTACTTATAGCCATATCATCAGCAATGCTATTAATGTGCGTGGTCACTAAGATTGTCGGAAACATGACAATTAATGAAATTGCTGGCGGCGTTGGAATGATGGTAGTATTTATAATATTCATAAATTACCTAGTTAAAGCCACACTCATATGCAAAGAACAGCAAATAGCTAAACTGAGTGGATTACTTATAGCCATATCAGTATCAATGTTGTTGATGTGCCAAGTTGCCAAGATTGTTGGAAATATGACCACTAATGAGATTGTTGGTGGTATTGCAATGATGGCAGTATTTATAATTTTTATTGATCTCTTAATTAAAGCCACACTCATATGTAAAGAGCAGCAGATAGCTAAACTTAGTGGATTATTAATAGCTATATCATTATGCATGGCTGTAATGGCTGGTGTTTGTCTTGTTCTTGGTTTGCTCCAGCCAGATAAGCTGAAGCAGGGTGTAGCAGCAATCGTTGTATTTGGTGTTGTTATTGGCGCGTTAATAAAAGTAGTAGCAAGTGCAAAGAAAATAGACAAGAATGCCGGTGGAGCGATTTTAGCAATAGCCGTAACAATAGCCGTAATGGCGGCTGCTGTAACTGTTTTATCGTTGCTAAAACCTGAAAAGATAGCTGGCGCTACAGTTTGTCTTGGTATACTTATGGGATTGTTTGCGCTTATTGAGCGAAATGCTTCTTATATAAAGAAAGCAACTGGTTCGCTTATAGTAATGGCTGTAATAATTGGGTTACTTGGCGGTTTGCTTATTGGAATATCATTTATACCGACAGAAAGAGCGCTAGTTGCGGCAGGAGCCATATCGTTAGTGCTGTTAAGTTTATCAGGCGCTATGTATCTTATAAGTAAAGCTGGAAATATATCGATTAAGGCCGTGGCTGCTTTAGCAATGATGGCTGCAGTAGTTTTATCTTTAGCTGCACTTATTCAGGTACTAACGTCATTTAATGTAGATGCTAGTCTGATGGGTAGTTTGCTATTACTCGCAGGATGCTTGATATCTATAGGTGCTGCCGTAATGGTTATGAATAATTGTGTTGCAGGTGCTGCTGCATTAGTAGTAGTTGCCTTAGCCTTATCAGTATTCTTACCAGTGTTGCAGCAGTTAGGTTCAATGTCATTAGGAGAGATTGGTGCTGCATTATTAGCATTGGCCGGTTCATTAGCGGTTCTTGGATTAGCAGGTTTATTGCTTGGTCCAGTTGTCGCGCCGATGATTGGCATAGCAGGAGCTATTGCATTATTAGGCGTAGGATGCTTAGGAGCTGGTGCAGGATTACAGATGTTTGCACAAGGTCTTACAACATTGGTTATGTTAGGACCTGTAGCTATACAAGCATTTACTGCAACAATACAGGCTTTTATAACATTAATTCCTACAATAATTACTACAATTGTTACATCGCTTGTGACTACATTTACAACATGTATTCCAATGATTGTAGAGGGCGCATTGCTACTTATTACATCATTATTGACATCAATATCAGAGCATCTGCCAGAGATATTAGCTGCTGGAATATCTATAATCATGACACTGTTAACTGGCATCAGGGATAATATAGGTCAGATAACAGAAGTTGTAATAGATATAATCATTAATTTTGCAGAAGCAATAGCTAATAAATTACCAGACATAATTCAGTGTGGCGTTGATGTATTCTTTGCATTTCTTGA